TGGAGATCTGCCAGCTGCGGGATGTGGCGCAGGCGCATGCCCAGTTCGTGCGCGGTGTCAGCGACAACACGATCATTCACCGGGGCCAGGACAGTCTCGGCAAGGCGGTCGCCGCTGGTGTGCGGCGGGACGTGGGTGACGGGATGCACGCCTGGGCACGGCGGGACACCAGCGCCGATATTTCCCCGCTGTGTGCGGGAACCATGGCAGTATGGGCAGCGCGTAAGTTCGGGCGTGGCTATGACGTGCTCAAGTCGGTTCTGTAGGAGGCAGCTGTGGGTGAGTGGACGATCGTCATCCAGGGTCATGGCATCCACGACAACGGGCGCGACGATGACGCTGACGCAATCTGCCAGCGGTTTGTGGACGAGCTAGCTCGCAGCCAGCACATCCAGCACGCCCAGTTCACCGTGGGTTACCGGCGGTCGATCCCCGCTGGGAAGCAGCAGGAATTCCTGATCGGCGGCCAGCCCGCCTCGGCATTTGCGGTTACACCGGAAGGGCAGATGATCCCCAGTGGCTGAACGGCAGCACAGCGGCTGGGCCGAAAACGATGAGCCGGTAGGCGGCGGGCCGCCGTTCGTGTCCGACATGGGGCCACCCCTCGGCGTGTGGGCGCAGGACATGCCCGCAGCACGGCCACCTATCCGCAAGACCGTGATCAAGGGCCTGCCTGATGCGACAGAGCCCGAAGGTGACCGGCAGTGGAAGCAGGTGAAGTGATGAGCGACACGGTGACGATGGCCCCGGCGAACGGGCGCAAGCCGCTGCATGAGCGCGTCCCGCTGGAGGCGATCACCGCCGACGCCCGGCAGGCATCACCGGGCAAGGTGATCCTCGGCCTGATCGGTGGCCTGATCTTCGCCATCGCCTGGTGCTGCGGCAAGGCGTTCACCACGCTGTTCTTCGCCTTTGCCTGGGGTGCGTCGGCAGCGAAGATGGGCTGGCGCACCGCCCGCGACCTGCCGCTCAACCAGCCGGACGTCAAGGCGCTGATCGCCGAGAACGACATGCTGCGTGCCCAGGTAGAGAGGTATCAGCTCGGATGACCCACGTCGTCAAGGTCAACTACATCCCCGAGCAGGCCGTCGAGGGCAAGCCGCTTGGCCGGCACGTCTGGCACGATTCCCGCTCCCTCGCCTATGCCTACCGCAGCGATGCCGCCCTGCGGACGGTGACATGGGCGCGGATGATCGGCATCCTCGATCAGGGGAACCTCGGCTCCTGCACCGGCAACGCGATGGTCGGTGCATGTGGCACCACGCCGGTCTACGAGGGCCTGCCTGCCCAGCACATGACGCTGAACGAGGCGGGGGCGGTCAACCTGTATGGCGCGGCCACCCGGCTCGACGGCTATTCCGGCTCCTACCCGCCTGACGACACCGGCAGCGACGGACTGAGCGTGTGCAAGGCGGCACAGAACACGGGCCTGCTGTCCGGCTACACCCACTGCTTCGACCTGAACACCGCCCTCCAGGCCCTGTCAGCCGGCCCGGTGCTGATCGGCTGTAACTGGTACGACAGCTTCGACAACCCCAGCTCCAGCGGCCTAGTGGCTATCTCCAGCGGTGCGCAGATCCGGGGCGGCCATGAGATCGTCGCCCGTGGGCTCGACACCTCCTCGAATCTGGTCTACCTGGACAACTCCTGGGGCACGTCCTGGGGAAACAATGGCTCGTTCTCGATGAGCTGGGACACCCTCACCCGGCTGCTGGCCGAGCAGGGCGACGCGACCGTGCCCATCCCGGCCACACTGCCCGCCCCGGTCCCCGTGCCCCCCACGCCAGTTCCAGTCCCGGTGCCTGACGTGGCCACCCCGGCGGACGTGCAGCTCGCCCATGACCTTGGCCAGTGGCCATATAAGCGCCACACCGGGGCCAACAAGGTGGCGGCGGCAGACATCGTCACCTGGGAACACGCCAAGAACCTCGGGCCAGGCTAAGCTGGTCCCAGGCGTGGCCGCCGCCACTATTCGCGTGGGCGGGAGGCTACGGGTGCTCGGAGCGCAGGGCCTGGATCGTAGTGGCCACCGTGCCGACACTGTGGCGGTTAATCCCGGTAGCTTCGGCGATGACCTTGAGGCTGGTCCCCCCGTCCAGCAGGCGCTCGATCTCCAGGATGACCTCGGTGGTCAGCTTGGTGGACCGCTTGTTTCGGTTCTGCTGAGCAACCGTGGCCCAGCAGCAGTTATCAGGCCCGTAGTTGCCGTCGTTGTCGAGGCGCTCCAGCGTGGTGCCCGGTGGGCGGCTGCCCATGTCGGCCAGGAAGTTGTCGAATCCGAACCATCCTTGCCATCGCTCGGAAACGGTGATTCCGCGCCCGCCCCAGTCCGCATAACGCGGGTGGTTGAGGTTATTGCAGCGCGAGCACATCTGCACCCAGGAGTTGTATTCCGGGGTGCGATTCCATCCCCTGCGGCGTCCCTTGTCGGACCGACGCTCTCTCGGCCGAAGGTCGGAGCCACGCTTAACGCCGTAGTTGCCACCAGTACGCATGTTTATATGGTAGCCGAAGGGGGGTGGTGGTGATGGGCCTGGTTGACCGGATCAACATCGAGACGAGAACTATCGGTGGAGTGCCGTGGCAGCCGTGGCGATTACTAACGTAATCCGTACTGGAAATTCAACATCGGTGGGCCGACTCACCCGGCGCGGGAAACCCAGGGCGTAGACACGGTCCTATCGCTCGGTGCTTGTTACTCAGCTATTCGCTTCATAGCGGATCAGATCGCTTCGCTCCCGATTAAAGTGTACCGGCAGCTGCCCAACGGGGACAGCGAGCGCATCTTCTCCACCATGCTGCTCGGCTCGCCCGTCGCCGGTGGTGGCCCGCAAGTCAGCGGCACGATGTACGACTGGATGTTCACCGGCTCCACGTCGGCGCTGCTGCATGGCACCGCCTGGGGCCTGATCACCAACCGGGGCGGCATCGCCGGCTCCGATGGGCTTGGCCTGCCGACTGGCGTGGCGTGGCTGCCGGGTGACCGGATGAGTGTCCAGGACGATGAGCAGCAGCCTGAGAACCCGATGCGGGCGCGGATCTATTACAGCGGCCGGCTGATAGAACGCACTGACCTGATCCAGCTGAAGGCGTTCAGCATCGCTGGCCGGGTCGAGGGAGTCAGCCCCCTCAAGGCGTTCGCCCTGCTGTGGGGACAGGGCATAGACGCCCTGAAGTATTCGGCTGACTGGTTCCAGAACGGCGGCTTCCCCCCCGGCACCTTCCAGAACGTCAACGAAGAGGTCAACGACCAGCAGGCGAAGCAGATCCGGCAGCGGCTCACCGACACGATCCGCATGCGGCAGCCACTGGTGTATGGCCGGGACTGGGACTACAAGGCGCTCACCGTCCCGCAGAACGAGGCGGCGTTCATTCAGGCGATGCAGCTGAACGCAACCCAGATCGCCGCGATCTACGGTGTGCAGCCGTACCGGGTCGGCGGCACCCGCAACGATGGCCTCACCTACTCAAACGTCACGATGAACCTGCTGGACGAGCTGATCACCACGCTCCGCCCGTGGCTCACCCGGTGGGAGCACCTGCTGACGACGATGCTGCCCGCCACCCAGTTCGTGAAGTTCGATGTCGATGACCTGCTGAAGATGGACCCGCATACCCGCACCCAGGTGTATGAGATTCAGCGGAACATCGGCACGCGGACGGTCAACGAGATCCGCGCTGACGACGACAAGCCGCCGATCGCCGGCGGTAACGAGCCGATCCCGCTGCCGGTGCTGAACCGCATGCTGGGCACCACGCGCACCATCCCGAAGAGCTACATCCCGCAGGTCACCATGGAAGCGCAGCTGATCGCCGACCTGATCCAGAAGATGGAGGCCGACAACCCGGAGATGGTCAACCCGATGACCGCCGGGAAGCCGCCGCTCACCGCTTCCCCCGAGCAGTACCTGGCGAAGCTGATCACCCAGGTCCGGTCCGGCCAGCTATTCGGCCCACCTGATGGCGAAGTGGTTGGCAGTGACCGCAAGTCGGCGGTCACCATGCTCCAGACCTACGAGCGGCTGGGCCACCTGACCGTCGCGCAGGTGGAGGAGAAGATCGCCGCTGTGAGTGCGGCGAGGACCACGGGTGAGCTGGCGCAGCTGTTCGAGGGCCTGCCGCACCTGACCGATGGCATGGCACCATCGGTTCCGCGCCGGTCCGATTTCGGGCCGGCCGAATACCGCGCCTCCGACACCGACCGTGAGCATGCCCGCGAACTGCTCGCCGTCCACGCGGCGGCGGGCCGGCTGCGGGGCCATGAATTCGATGAGCGATCTCTCAAGGCGTCAGAGGCCGTAACCTGCGGAGATCTTGATACATTGTTCGCAGATCTTCCCGTCGTGGAGCAGGCCGCGTCCACGACGGAAGAGGACCACAGGGACGCCCAGCCCCTGTTCGGCCCGGCCGCGCTCGCCCTGCTGCACGGCAAGGCGGAAAACTTTGTCCCGGCGGCCAGGGCCGCCATGAATGGGAAGGCGCACTAAATGGCGGCCATCTCGACTTCCGAGGCCAACGACCTCCCGGACAGTGCCTTCGCTTACGTTGAGCCGGGAGGCACCAAAGACGGCGAGGGGAAGACCACGCCCCGCTCGCTGCGGCATTTCCCCGTCCACGACGCCTCGCACGTCCGTAACGCCCTCGCCCGCGCCAGCTCATCCCCGTTCGGGGAAAAGGCGATGGCCAAGATCAAGGCGGCGGCGAAGCGGTTCGGCGTCCACGTCGGCGAGTCCAGCCTGTCGCATGACTACGAGCGGCGCGAGGTGCGGATCACCAGCCAGTTCCGCGACCTGGACCGGCCGATCGAGATGCGCGACATGGGCAGCGAGGGCCGGTGGATCGGTGGTTACGCCACCGTGTTCATCCCCCGCGAGTCGAAGAACCTCGGCGGGTTCAAAGAGCGCGTCATGCCGACGTTCTTCAACGAGGTGCAGTCACGCGGCTGGAAGAACCTCGATGACGCCACCGGGGTCGTCTGCCGGTACAACCACGACTCGAACATGGTGCTCGGCACGACCGAGGCGGATACGCTGCGGCTCAGCCCGGACCGGATCGGCCTCGACTACATGGTGAAGCCGCCTGAGTCCCGCGCCGACATCCGTGAGCTGGTCGAGCGGCGCGACATCCGGTACTCCAGCTTCGCGTTCCGCTGCCACCCCGGCGGGGACGAGTGGGACTGGCGCGACGGCCTGGCGCTGCGGACCCTGCATTCAGGTGACCTGATCGACGTGGCCCCGGTGCTGACCCCAGGTTACGGTGACACAACGTCGATGCTGCGTGCGTTCGACGCGGCGCTGTATTCGATCGCCGACTACGTCCAGGCCGAGGTCGAAGAGGTGCGGGCATTCGCCGCTGACGACGACCTGCGCAAGTTCTTCGTCCGCAGCGACCGGCCCACCCTGCCGGCTGCTGGCCCGCGCAAGGGACTGTTCGGCCCGGCCGCGCTCACGCAGATCCTGCTGCGCAAGCGTGACCAGTGGGATGAAGAGGGGTAGGATCGCCACTAGGACGGAGTAGGCCATCCCGTCCAGATAGGCCGCAGGGCCGGGGTAATTCCCCCGCCTCCTGGCTGGAGCCCGCCGGGGATCACCATCCCTACGGGCT